ATTATGGAACCAATTGTAGCTGCGGGGTTTAGAGTATCAATAACCTCAGGCTTTAGAACACCAGATGTTAAGCTTTCTGGTGGTGGAACAAACAACAAGTCGGACCACAATACAGGCCGAGCTGTAGACTTTAATGTTTTTGGTATGTCAGCCTATGAAGCTGCGCTTAAAATATACCCAATTGTTGGTAAAATTTCTAAGCAATTTTTCCTAGAATATAATTTAAATGGTGGTGGCCCTGGTTGGTTGCATATTGCCTATGCAGATGGGGCTAAGCATGCCCTCCCAATGGCTACATGGAGTGTTCCAAGAATCCATGCTCGTAACAAGTTTGTTGACTTAAAGCCTGGGCAAAAACTAGGATGAGTGCTGTAGCTAGAAAGGACGATAAGGTACATTCACCAACTGGTGAGGGTACCCGCTGCGGGAATCCTGTTAATACAGCTGTTGGTGAGGTTAATTCCAGCTCAGTATTTTCTAACAATAAATTAATAGTTGTTAAAGGTAATAAAATAGCTCCACATAAAAGAAAAGGATGCGAGCTAGATGAATCAGTCCTCGACAAACACTCTCCAAACGTCTTTATTGGCGGTAAGGAGATAGGAAGAAAGGACGATCATTACGCTACGGGCACGCCTGAGCAGAATACAATCACCGAAGGGTCACCAAATGTATTTGCAAATGGTTAATATAAATAACCTTGATATAGAGGTTTTATATGTCTAGTTACACAAAAACAACTTCAACATTTATTAAGAGGAATGTCAGATACTCTGATTTGGGTATCAACTTTGGCAGAAATCCCTTCAACAGTGATCTTAATAGAATTACTGAGGTTGACAGTGTAAAGAGAGCCATTAAAAGTTTAGTCTTGACTAACAGATACGAAAGACTTTTAGATCCTGAAATTGGTGGAAATGTCAGAGCTCTTTTGTTTGAACCTATGTCTAGTATGACAACAACAGTTTTAGAAGATTATATAACAGACACAATTAAGAATTATGAGCCTAGGGCAATCCTTGATAAGGTAGTTGCCACGCCAGATTATGATAGAAATTCTTACGAAGTAACAATACAATTTAGAATTAACTCAGTTGAGCAACCACAAACACTTGAAGTTGCTCTAGAGAGGATAAGATAATATGGCAAATGGATTCTTAACAACTTCTGAGCTAGATCTACAGAACTACAAATCTAGCTTAAAAACATTTCTATCCCAGCAAGAGCAATTCAAAGATTATGATTTTGAAGGCTCAAACTTATCTGTATTACTGGATCTTCTTGCCTATAATACCTTCATGAATGGTGTGTATCTAAACCTGGTTGGTAGTGAGATGTTCTTAGATACATCTCAACTTAGAGAATCCATTGTTTCGCATGCTAAGGAACTGAACTATACGCCACGTTCTAGAACAGCTGCTGTTGCCTATGTTAATATTACTATTACACCTGATGATACGCCAGATTCTATTACAATTCCAAAATATTATGAGATCAGTGGTAGAACAGATGATAATACTACCTACTTCTTTACGACTGATGAAACACTTACAATCAGGGCAAACAATGGCTTCTATACAGCTGCTAATGTAGCAGTGTATGAGGGTAACATTGTTAAAGAAGTGTTTATAGCTAATGGGTCGGCACGCTATCTATTACAATCTGCTAATGTTGATATTGAATCAATTAATATTACTGTTAAAGAATCAAACACAGCAACGACGGAAGTAAAGTACAATAAAGAAACTTTCCTATTTGATCTTGATAATACAGATAATATCTATTTTATACAAGGCGCGGAAGACCATTTATATGAAGTTGTTTTTGGTAATGGGGATATTGGTAGGGAACTTACCGATGGTAACTTAGTTACTATAAACTATAGAGAAACAAATGGGCTCGATGCCAATGGTGTTGAAGTGTTTACTGCTCCAAATGCTGTTGAGGGGTACACTACTATAGCAATAGCGACAGTTAGTGCTGCCGCATCCGGTGCAGAACATGAAACTGATGAAGAAATTAAGTTCAATGCTCCTAGATACTTCCCTACACAAAATAGAGCTGTGACAGTAGAAGATTATATTGCTCTAACAAAACAAGCATTCCCATCCCTGGAAATTGTTACAGCATTTGGTGGTGAGGAAACAGAACCTAAACAATTTGGTAAGGTAATTGTTGCAGCTAAACCAATTGGTGGTACTAAGTTGCCTACACCACTAAAGACGCAAATTTTTAACTTCCTAAAGGAAAGATCTGCTATCTCTATTGATCCAGTAGTTATAGATCCGGAATATTTCTTTGCGGAAGTTGTGACAGAAGTGCTCTACAATATTAATGAAACAACAAGATCTGAAAGAGATATTGAAGCTCTTGTTGAGTCAACTATTTTATTATTTGCTAGTGACAATCTTGCTAAATTTGGTTCTGATCTTAGATACTCCAAACTTGTTAAAGCCATTGATGATTCTGAATCTGCCATTATTAGTAACAATACAGAATTAAGAATTATTAAGAATGTTGAAGTTGACACAGGTGTTCCATTTAGAATTGCATTCTCCTTTGAAAATGAATTAAGAAGAGAAGTGTCAACAACAAGAAAAATTTATGAAGACACAACATCCACAATTGAGTCTTCATTGTTTACATTCAATTTAAATAATATAGATTACCTTGCCAAAATTAAAGACGACACCCAAGGCAATCTAATGATTATATCTGTTGTCAATGGAGTTGTACAATTATTAAAAGATAAGATTGGTACAGTTGATTATACCAATGGTACAATATCTATTGGTGCTATTGTATACGATGATGTTGGTTTAGATAATGAATTAGAAATTTATGGTAGAACAAAGAAGTTAGATATAGAAACAAATGCTAACAAGGTCCTTCAGATTGTATCTGGAAACCTTGTTGTTTCAGCCCGCGGCATTAGAGCATAATGAAAGAACTAGAAAAGTTTATATCTCCATTTATTGCCAGTCAATTTCCCTCTATCTATAAAGAAGAGGGTCCTCTATTCATTGCATTTGTAAAAGCATATTTTGAGTGGCTTGAATCAGAAAACCAGGTCATTTACGATTCTAGAAGGTTGCTAGAATATAGAGATATTGATAAAACAGTAGATGTCTTTATTAATAATTTTAAAAAGAAATATATGTTCCCTATCCCAGAAGATATTGCTGGCGATAAGGTTTTGCTACAAAAGCACATTAAAGAAGTATATGGATCTAAGGGTACAGAGCGAGGCCTAAAACTTCTATTCCAACTTTTGTTTGCTGATAACATTAGTGTATACAAACCTGGGGATGATGTTTTTAGGTTGTCAGATGGTGATTGGAATAGAGACATTTATCTTGAGGTATCCTTTAAACCTTTCAATAGTTTATTTGTTGGTGAGTTTATTAGAGGCCGTATATCTGGCGCAAGGGCCTATGTTGAAAGTTTCCAGACAAAATTTGTTAATAATAAAAACATAAACATTTTTTATCTAACGGATGTAGTTGGTAACTTTAGACATGATGAAGTTGTTCTAATTGATGAATCCAAATTGCCAGAAGGTGAGGTTCCATCTGTAACAGCAATTAACTCACCAAAGATTATTGGTTCAATGACAGAAGTTGATGTTTCAAATAGAAGCTCGCCATTTGGTTATACTGTTGGCGACATACTGGAAGTACAAGGTAGAGGTTCTCGCGGTAAGGTAGTTGTAACAAAATTAAAAGAACTTGATGGTACAATTTCATTTAATCTAGAAGATGGTGGCTCAGGTTATACTGTTAATAATACTGTTTTCTTGATTAAAGGTCCTGTCACAGGGCTTGTTATAGAGGCCGGTGGCACAGGTTATAGCAATACAGATGTCATAACATGTTCAAACGGAACAGCAAATGCAACAATAACCTTAGCTGGAGCTTTGGGTGTTGGCGGTGTAATTCTTGCTAATAACATTAATGTAGTTAATGGCGGTAATGGATTTTTAACAACAAATGCATTTACTGTTACAGTTGCAATAGCAAACTCAACTGGCGGAGCCTCAGCAGGCCTTGGCGCAAACCTAGTGCCAGTAATTGCAGGTGGCGGCGACCAGGCAGGTTTAAGAATTGGCGCTTTAACCAATGTTAAATCTCTTTTTTCATCTGCTGTAAAAATTAATACAATTGGCCAAACACTAAATTATATTGTCACTGCCAATAATGTTGATAATACACTTATTGGTCAATTATCATATCCAACTGGAAATGGTTATGGTCTTGCTTCAAATGTGGCAGCAGGCTTTGATACAATCCTCAAAGATGCGTTAAGCTTTCAGAATTATGAAGTTGGTACAATATCTAAAATCTTTACAACCAATCCTGGCCAAGATTATACAACGAATGTACAAATTACAGTGACAGATACTGTCATAGGACTAATGGAGCTACCCGACAAAGAACATCCTGCTGGCCGCGGCGAGCAAGGTAATGGGCAACTTGGCAACAATGCCGTTGTAACTGGCGTTGCTGGGTTTGGCTCTGATGCTCTGGGAGAAGTCAAAGTTATTGACTCAGGTCTAGGTTATGAACAAAGAGAAGAAGCCCTTCTTGTTTCATTGTCTAACACAAAC